ATATAAAAACTGTGTTAAACTACTTTTATTGTAGCTTGACACAGTTTAGTTTACACTCTCTACTTGACAGAGATTTCTCTTTTATAGAAGGAGCGTTAATCTTATAGAACTGAGAAGTACCAATCTTTGATAATGAGTCACATCTTTCTCTGTAATATATAAAGCTATCTTTGTATGCTTTATATGTACTGATGGTATCGAGTAGCTTTCTTCGTTCCTTTTCAAATAAATAGTGACTCTCGTAATGAAAACGATCTTCACCAATCTTATTCCCTTGCGCATCATATCGGGTTGCTGTGCTATCTTTTACATAGCTGCTATCTTTTGTAGCCTTTTCTGTTTCTCGCTTTTGGATATGTTGCCATTGCTCGAAGGCATAAGACAATCGGGTAGTGAAGAGGGAATCGAACTTCTTTTCACTCTGCTTGTCTGTGATGAAGGTTTGTGTAGTTACTGCTCTAGGAGTACTGCACCCTAAGACAGAAACAAGCGCAAGACCTACCACTAGGGTAATGGTTGCCCATTTCCAAAATCTTATATCATACCATTTCATCATTTATTCAATTTTAGATTACCATACGTAATGTAGCTAAGTCTGCGAAGCCACCCTTTAAGAAAACCTTTCTGGTCACCGACTGCAATTCTCTTTAGATAAGCTTTTCTATCTTTCTTGAAGGCTTCGAATAATCTTTCTCCATTGGATTTATTAATGGCATACAGCGTCTTATTACCGATAATACCATCTGCTGTGATACCTAATACAAGTTGCAGATGTTTTACCGCTCTGCTGACTCCGCTATTATAAGCAAAGTCTACCAGCATGTTGGCTACGCTCTGATCCTGTATTCTATCTGCTTTGCAAGCGTTCCAATAGTTCTGCTTGAAAACTCGATGAAAGTCTTCCTCAGTAAGGCGTTTTACATCTTCCTCGTTAAGGACACCATCACCATTCTTATCATACCCGACTCTTCTCCAGGTAGCAAGGGTAATGCCGTATTTTGTAGCGCCACCCCTGTCATGCTTGTTATTTGTATATTTGTCCGTTTCCCAACTGAGGATAAACGGAACGAGTTTACTAGAATCAGCCATGTTTACTTCTCCTCCTCGCTATAATCATTTCCTTGAATAATGCAGCCAAATACAAGAATGCTTCCTATAATAGCTGCCACCATAATAATCGCTAACATCATATCTTTTCCTCCTTTTCTGTGTAATTTAGATAGTCTGACAAATATGGAATCTTCTCGATAAATTTGAAGCGCATGAGATAATAGAGGAAACTCACTACACACCAAGGAGGGGTACCCTTCTTGAATATCTGTTTCAAGTTCTTCAGAATATTGCATCCGTAGAACCACAATACTAGATACGAGATAAAGGAAACACATTGAACGGAACCTTCCATTTGTCCTTTGAATCGCCCGATTGCATATACTGCTGCACAAAGAACGAAGAACACGGTAGCGTGACCGATGCACACAACTGCTTTCTTCAACTCGAAGTTCTCTCCTTTTGCAATCATGCCACTAAGATAACCGAAAATAAAGTTGAGGGTGAAGACGATCATAAGCGAAGACAACTCTCCTTCAATCGGTTTAAGATAGGCGAGGAGTGCAAGAACTACGCCTACAACAATATCTTTAATTCTATCTGCCATACTATAACTATTTGATGATTAAACAATAACGCTGCAAATATACAACAAAATATTTAATCATCAAATAGATTTTACGAAAAAGTGCAAAACTTTATTCTAACATATAAAAAAGAGAGGCAATCACTTACCTCTCTTACTCTTAATGAAGTGCAGAATATCCCACTTCTTCCAATACCTAGTGTGTCCTCGCTTTTTGCAAACGCCATTTGGAATATCACCCCTAGCAACCATACGATTGAGTGTTGCATCAGAAACGTGCAGCTTATCCTTGACCTCCTCGGTGCTCATCATCGGGTTGAGCATATCTGGTATGATGTCACATAATCTATCTAGGTCATCATCACTCATACCGCAGGCGGTGATTTTCTCACCATTTCGCTGTTGCTCGTCTGCTTTAAAGCAAGCATCACTCAACGACTTCAAAGCCGTGCCGAGCAACTTATAATTTAGTATCTTTCCCATTATGCACAGATTTTACGTCCTAACTTGCTTCGACTTATAAACAAATCCACAAAAGAGTACAGATAGAATATTGCCGTTACTACCATGATAGTGAAGCAGGAATCTATCATATCTTTGGTGGTATACCAGCTCCATTCAACGATGTGAGCAGCATTGATGCTTGCAAAGTAGAAGAAGGGAATGCGGTATCTCCAACACAAGAAGAAAAATCGACTTGCCACTATAAGAACCATAGGTAGGACGTACACCATAAAATATATGTAGAGATAGCAAGGTGTATTTTCTGCGTATGGGATGAACATTTCCCTTGGATGCTGGCTAAAATTCCACATTCCGTAAGCGTGAAAACACATAAGCGTAATTGGTACATACTTGCAGAACCAGCGGAAGAATTTCAATATCCTTCTGCTATACCGATTGCCGTGTCTCATCAACAAGTCCATCACCTGGCTGATGTCCTTGTCTTGCAACCACCTTAATAGGTTGTCTTCGTCTTTTTTTAGTCATAATCTCTTTTTTTTAGGTTGATTTAAATTAAATTAAATTATTGTGCAAAGATACACTTTTTTGCGCAAAACCAACGAAAATGAGAATATTTTTGTGTTAAACTTCATAAAAAAGTAATAATCTGAAAGTTTTGTTACCGATTTTTTGTTACCAAAATTGAAGAAAATGGTAACAGAAACATTGCGCTTTCAGTTTATTTTCGTAACTTTGCAGCAGAAACCAAAATATTAAGATTATGAAAAAATTAGAACCATACGAAAATCAAATGATGTACCTGGTAGGTGGCAGTAGGTTGCCATCAACTCCTGGAGAGCGAGAGCTGGAGCACAAGTGTAATCCGCACCCTAACGACTGGATAGATGGTATCTATGATTTCAACAAACTTCCTTTCGCCGTTATAATGCAGAAAGGTCTAGTAACGCAAGCAGAGGATGAACGAAGGAAAGGTAGATATGGCTATCTTAGTGATTTAATTCCATCTTTCGGCGGCTCTGATGCTCCATATTTCGCTGACGGACGAGAAAAGAATAAGGCGGTCACCATGTGGTGAACCGCCTTATTCTTTTCCTATCCTTCTAGTAAATCAACAATCTGACCATAACCACCTACAGCCATCACTGGACAGAGTATCTTCTTGATAAGAATAATGTCCTCGGCTTCGATGTCTACGTTCTCAGCATCCTTGCCTATCTTGCAGGCTACCCGATAAGCACGTAGCTTTTCTTCGCCCGATAGCTGAATACTCTGATTGTCTATCACCTCGAAGAGCACCTTACCTACAATATCGCCCATAATCTGTTGCTTGTAGGTTTCCTCTCCGTTCTCGTTCTTTACTGGTGATACTATCACCTCACCCTTCCAATTCTTGAAAGGTACATTGAAATTCTTTTTCATATTAATTTTTGCTTTTATTATCTATCCGACCAATTCAAGTCATTTACTCCGCTCCAGAAGATACCACGACCGAAATAGGTCTTATCCTCCTGGCTAGGAATAAGTAATTCTGGGTTTATATATACAAGATTTATTGTTTCTCCACCATGAAGTTGATGCCATCCACCGACATCACAGAAATATACTCCATTATTATTGTCATTGGCATTTATTGCCATCCAACGCTTACCTGTTCCTCCAGGTACAAACTCGTAATAATATGTAGCAATTGCTCTAAGATGACTGAATACTACTATATCAATAGGACATCCGGACAAATTTTCATTAGGACTATACAATGGAATTTTGTATACGGTTTTATTGTCATAAGAAACACGCTCTAGAGGCACAGGTATTCTTTCGCTATCGTATCCGTCAGGATAAACTTGCATAACATCCCCAGATACTACTGCCAATGTACTCTGTCGATGCCCAAAGGCTGAACGACACCATACATTACTAGCATAGAAACGCCAACCTCTTTTCGCCGCAGAATTATATCCTTGATTATAAATATCTGCATCAAATGTTATACGGCCAGAACCATCAAAATATATTGAACCAGCGCTTTTATTTCCATCAGAACTAACCGCAGTCAATCTATGAAAAGAGCCTGTCACACCCTTCAGTTCTCCTGCGAATATACCCTTAGACGCATATAACGAACCATCTTTCGTTACTCTGAATGGCGCATCCTTAGCCAATGCTGCACCAAGCCAAAGCGGGCACTTATCACTACCTACTACAGCATCGGCTTTATCGTAATTACCGAAATGACCGACAATAGTTCCATCCTCTGCACTCTTTGCATAAAGGTGATTCATGGTGATAGTTTCTGCATCAATCAGTTTAGCATTGAGCTTGCCACCTTCAAACATCGCTGCCTCGTCATTGCCGTTGAGCACCTTTATCTGGTCGCCTTTCAGCACAACTTTACCATCGCCTATCACTATACCGCAATTGCCCATATCCTTAACCAACTGAGAAAAGTCTGCAAGCTGACCGATACTCATCTCCTTGTTGGTAATGAGCGTAACTTTCTCCCTGAATACCTCTTCATTGTCAGTACGTGCCTTGCGGTTGACACGCTGCGAGGCAAAAAGATGTACTACCTTTTTCATAGGCTATTATCCTCCTTTTAATGAGTGCTGATATAATTGTCTATAACATCCGTAGCTACAGCCTTCGCCTTCGTGCGCCACTTCTGCATAGCTTCATACTCTGCTTCATGTTCCTCGTCATCGGCATCAAGCTTTTCCCCATCCGCAATTTTGGCAAGATTGGCGAAATGGTTGTTGATGATAGCTTGCATCTTGTCGGTAGGATAAGCGGATGAGACGATTGCATCAACTATCTTACCTCGCTCCAAAGGCTGCTCGATACGGACAACGTGGGCGGCATAAGCCATTCGGGTAGTTTTTTTGCCTTCGCTGCTACCCGTACCATTGGCTAATTCAATCTGTTCAACATCGAAATTGATGCGAATAGTATTACCCTCATACTCAATCAGACTAGGTGAGTAATCGAATATAGACTTTCTAATTTCCATGATAATATCCTTTCTTTTATAATTATTAATAACGCTAGGCATTTCCTTACATCGCCATGAGCTCCGAACCGCTTACGATTGTAGGGTTTCCATAGTAAGCCAAGCGAGCACCGGATAACTTAAACGAGTACGAGAAATCGAAGATTGAGGTCATAAACGAAAGACCGCATCCCGATATGTCGTTGGAATTACCCCCAACGGACAGAATATTGCCATTTATCGAATTCCAGCAGTAATCGCAGTAGTACGTACTGTCGCTGCCTCCAACTGCTTGCGGAATTGTATCCCAATGTGTACCTAGCACCTTTCGTGTGTAAAACCCGTTTTCAGTAGATAATATGGTAAACTTTCTACCATCGGCAGTATTGCTTACTCGGTTCCCGCTATAGACAACAGCATATCTCGTATCGCCATCCATATAGAAACGAATACCTGGACGGAACTCCAAAAGTTTGCCCCACAAATCCTCAAAACAAAAAAGCTTAACGGGATATTGGTTACCTAGAGTAGCATCATTGTAAAGTACTTTGCCGCTCCCGTCACCGAGCGAGATACACTTGCCCATAGGAACATCACGACATGCTTCAAATTTTTCAGATTGGAATCCAGGACCAATAACGGATTGGCTATTGAGGTCACCAAAACTTACCTGATACAAAGCTTCAATAAGGCATTGAAATCCATAGTTTGCAAGACCAAAGTTCGAACCAAGCTTCTGTGCGCAAGCCCAAAATGCACTCATCGTCCTTGAATGTGAAGGGGCAACGTTAGGTCTTGAATGACCCACACCGCTTACATCCACATACATCTTGTATGCACCTACCCAGTTTGGCGAATCGAATGTCTTGCCGCCCGAAATAGGGAATAATCCTCCAAATTGCAAGGTCTTGTTTTCTGCCTTGAAGTGGCAATCGGGAACATGAACCATCGTCTCATACTTTGCCGCATCATCCACCTTTGTTCCGTCAGCAAAGAACTCCCAATTACTAGGGTCTAGCTTAGCAGCATACACCTTACCATTCACAACCTTCATCATATATCCACCCATTGCTCTCTGATACATATCAGCCATGAAAGGCGTTGGCAGAGCGAATTTAGGGTTAGAAGACTGCTCCAATGTAATTGATGGGTAGAAAATATTGTTACCCATCATTTTCTGAAGGTCTCCGAGACTTAATCTGCGAAGAGCTCCATCTACTACAATCAAGAAGGTTTGGTCGGTATTCATTGCCGTAACAAGCTTCTTTTCTGTTAATTTAACACCCATATCTTATATTTTTTAATTATACATATTAATCAATTAAAGCATTGCCATCCTCATCAAGCAGGTAATTGCTATCTTCATCAATGAGATAGTCGTTGGCAGGGCGCTGTTTGTATTCTATCTGTTCTTCAAGATAATCGCTCTCAACATCGCCAAGACCACTCTCTTCGATAGAGAAGGTACAGCTATTTCCCTCTTGCCAAGACTTCTTTGTTATGACACTTCCGTTTGAAGCTTCGGTATGCCATTGCAATTCTACGATGCGGTTAGGGTATTCAACAACCCTTCCGTTGTACTCCAAAATAGCCTTGTTGCTTCTGTATATCTTACCCCATTCAATATCATTGCATACCATGAACTTAGGCTGATTGAAAGAAGGATAGAACCTAGAAGCGGAAAATTGGAACTGAGCAACAGCCTTGCCGTTTATTACCGCCTTGATGGTATAATTATTCTTCTCTACAAGTCTAAGGTCAAGCACAATCTCAGATGTGGAGATAGATATAATCTCGTTAGGGCTTGCAGCAGAAGAAGCAGACATCTTAGTCGTTCCTCGATACAGCTCAATAGAGAATCCGCTTGTAATTCTATCCTTAGACTTATATACATCAATCGGAATGTGACATTCATACTGATTGCCGTCAAAGCAAGCGTTTCTTGCTTCCGTAGATGCCGATATGATGTTATTAGCAACCTTATACTCGTAGAGAGCCAGCTTATCAAGGAATGGGTTATAGGATATATCGGTATCTTCCCGAATACCCATACCATAGGTATCTGCACCCTTATCTGCCGTATACAGAGTAATAGGGTCAGCGGTGATATGCAATATAGAATTCGTTCTATAATCATACAGGTCAGCTTCGAATTGCAACTGCTGCTTATCATTACTTGAAAGATTCCTCTTGATAGTAAGCGAACCACGATTAGATGTATTGCTTGTATCAATGCTATACTTACCGCTCCAAGAATTAATTTTAGATATGTCCTTCCATTCCGTGCCCGTAGAAACCTTCCATACCATATTGGCAAGAGACATATTCGACTGCTTGCTATCCCATGAATCATCCTTTGCCGTAGCATTGATACTCGGGTAGGCAATACACTCAAAGCCGCTCTGTGTTCTGTCTGGGAAGAATTTATCGCCAGCCATAGTCTGCATGAATGGAGACTTAGGCGATGCGCACACTACTGATACAGAAACGTCCAAAGGGGCGAATTTTCTATTCGCCTTATTACTAACTATTGGCATAAGCGTTCCTCCTAATCATCAAGTGTTAAATAAGCATCTGCTGACACCGATACACCGATGATATTTTTGTTTTCGTCAATCGTATCAGCATCCCTCACAACGAATCCATCACTGACGTTCTTTGCCCAAGTCATTGTCTCCGAGCGTTTATTCTCGATGTTACCATTGCTATCAGTATAGATAACGAAGGTGACATTGCCAGTTATACTCTTCGGCACTAGTCCTGTCTCGCAGTTGGTAACGATACATCTGAACGTCTGATTACTATCTTCATCAACCTGTCCTACCGAATTAAGGGCAATCTGATAAATATCAGAAATATCATCAATGCTGATACCTGTTCTATACACGGCAGCACCATCAACAACGAACTCAAGGACGAAGAGCTGATGACTATCTACATAGAGTTTGTCCGAATCTCCCGTCTTATCTCTGTGTATAGTGATACCGCTTTCCGGATTTGTGTAAGTTCCTGCAAGGTCTGTTCCGCTGCCACGATACAGATTAATAGAATAGGTAGAAACCTCTCCACCTGCGGAGTTGAATAACCAAGGTCTGAGGGTAGCTTCTGTCTGTCCCTTGCTTAACACAGTAGTATCAGCAGAAACACCTCCGAAATAAGATGAGCCGCCCAACATAGATACCAATATATCAATGCTTTTCTGCATTGGATATATGCTAGCTCCCAATACGGCATCACCCGAATAGGTAAGAGTATCGGAATCTTGATTGACCTTAGATGCTAGGTCTCCGATAATAGAGAGAGAACCATTAGCATGATTTAGTTTGAATCTATTATCAACAGTCGAGGTCTCCCATCCAGTACCGCTAGAGCTGAATCCTAAATTTTTTCCGTTGTAAGCCCATGCGTGATTTGTCAGTGTTACGTTGTTTTTACGTGCAGAGCCAACAGATGGAGTAATGATAGGATGCGTTCCGCTCTCGCTCCATTTTGGCGATACGGTAAACGTATCAGGGTTCAATCCCTGAAAGAGCGGTACGCCATTTGTTTGCAGACTGAGGGATAATGTGTCACCCTTCAATGTTCGTCTGACTGCTGCGGTTGCCGAAAGATGAATTTCTTTTCCCATATTTTTAATCTCCTATTTTTTAAACTTTAATATATTCTTGATGAATTTTTCCTGTTGTGGTCGTTGCTGTGAATACAAATTTCGCAGTATCACCCTTGCCCAAATCGTCTTCTGTTCCATCATTAGACCAGACAATATCTATTGAGCCATTGAAGTTCTTAACCTTATCTTTAGTCGCCCATGCAGCATCATCTAAGGAATCATTGGTTTTGCGTGTCACCTTCCATGAAGCTACTCCGTTTGATACATCTTTATCACCAAGCATTAACTTGCAAGTAATGTTGTGTGTCTCGCCTATAGAGATACCGCTGTAAACAATATCTGTATATAGGATAACTTGCGGCTTATATATATTCGTAGTCGCCTTCCAATAAGGTGAATCCTCAGATGGTTCATCTGTTGTGGTCTGTCCTTCTGGAGAGATACAGAGCCATCTTGTGCCAAGCCATGTAACCTCATCATAGTAGCTGTATTCCGTACCTTCCTTCCAATCACCACGATAGACGGGAGTCCAAATCTTCTCTCCGTCAACGGTGGTTATGTGGTAGTACTTTGACACGATGTTTATGCCGTTGAATCCTACATCGAAGATGGATTTGCCTTTAAGAGAATAGGAGTTGATACCTCGGTACATGGTGAACGTAGGTGCGGAATCTCCTTCGGTCTCCATCATCAGAAGGTGCTGTCGGCTTCTGTCGCTTCTGTTACCCATGAGGACGATGGTATCTCCTACAGCAGGGTTATCCGATCCTTCCATGCAGTTGTCCTTCGCAATCTGAATCCAAGCGAACTTCTTTCCGTCATAGAGTTCGTGACCTTCGGCATCGGTGATTACCTCGTTCTCGGTTGACACCTTTGTGACAAGTCTCCAGTAATCTTTGTTGCTGACGTTCTCATAGACACCAGCCTTGATGTTGAACGTCTTGCACCTAACTTGGTCATCCACCTTGAATGAGTTGATAGTGGCGGTCGTTCCATCATCAGCGAGGAGATAGCATTTCCATCCAATCAGCTCATTCGTTGCCTCGCTATATACTTCCTTGATATAGCTTATCTTGCCAGCAGAAGGGGAGAGAACGATGTTACCACCAACGTAGCTGAGTTCACGTATCAAGAGGGTATTGAAGATTGCCTTACCCCAAACTATCAAATCCGTGAGCAACATTTGAAACTTACCATCGCTTCGTTGCTTAATAGCAAAACCGCTCTGCTCAGATTCGTTGAAGTCGAGAGACTTCAAGAGATTCACCAAGACACTAGATAAGATAGCATTACCGCTTCCATCTATGCTGAACTCATTGTTGTTACCGATACGGAAGCCTTGTATGAACTTCTGAAGCATTTGAAAAGTTATGGTTCCTTGTGCGGTTCCATCATAGAGCCGCGACAAGAACTCCATCCTAGAACGTCTAGCAGAATAAACGTTACTATCGGATGCAGGAGTGGTATCGTTCATGCCAATGACATAGACACCTCCACCATTACCGCTTCCTGTGCCGCCTATCTGCATTCCGTTCACCTTGATGGAATCAACCTTGTCTTCCAACTTACCCAACCGGCTAGTAGCTGCCTTTTCGCCTACTATGTACTGAGGATGGTCGTAAGGAATATCCAAAGGTATCTCCATTCCGATGATTCGAGAGTTTCGGTAGTGCTTGCCATCCGCGTCCACCTGCGCAAACATATCATTAATCAGCTTTACCTGTTCACCGAGAGGATGGTAATCGTATGTCCCATCATTGTAGAACTTGTCGCCATCCATCGTGCAGGTGAAGTTTGAATTGCTGATCATGGTCTTCTGATAGTACTGCTTCGCTCTATCGAACAGAGATAACTGAGCAGTAGGGATGAGGTCCGTATCTGTAATCTTGGTTGCGTCCCAATTGAACAGGAAGAACCTATCACCTTCCTTCGGACACATGACACTATCGGGGAGTGTTCTTCCGTAGGTGTCGTTAGCCACTATCTCAAAGAAGTTCTCCTTGTCGATAATCTTGAAACTTACATCGAACTCCATGCCCATGAGAGCACCACTAGTGAACTTGATACCTAGAGTGAGGTTGCTCTTTATCCAGCTAGCTTCAAAGCTTTCAGCGAAGGAGTCCGTTGAACTAATCTGCCAAAACGTCTGTGTAGTCTTAGTTCCATCATCGTTATCAACAGTGCTATCGTAGGTTTTGATTCTGCTGACCCTGCATTCAACCTTCGGGTATTCGTCCTCGAACATCACGACACCTTCGATAGCCTGCTTGTCGTTCTTCACGACATTCACGTTCTCCAGGTAGCCATCCTTTGCGTAGAAACCATCACTATCCACTTCCTTGTTAGGGAGCATGAGGTAATCGGTAGCTACGCCATCGGTAGTGACGTCCGCATCGGCACCAGTGAAATATCCTTTCGGAATATTTCTGTCTGAGCCGAATGCGTACAGTCTCGTAATATAAGTTGACTTAGATTCCGAATAGGACATAGACAGAACATTAACATCCTGTTCGAATGTTGTCTGCCCTTCCATTTCGCAATATCCAAGGTATATAATAGAGCCATCTATCCACCACTCGCAGTTGAGTGCGTCTTCAGAACAGATGGCGTTGAGAGCATCGAGAATGCTGATAGAGCCGTACTCGATCAAGAATCTCTTCTGAACATCGAAAGCCTTGTTGTTGTACGTAGTGTAGTCAACAGAGAAATCCTTGCCATTATACGTAAGACCTAGTGCCTTTAGGTTGCCGAGTATAACGTTCATGTGTACACCTACAGTTGTGGTGAGGTTGAAGGAGGTCTCGTTGGCTCCGTGCTGAGGGCGATACTTGCAAATCTTATTCTTCCAAGACATATAGTAGGCATCCATCTGCATTTCGTAGTCGTAGCCATCACTATCATTGTGCTTAGGGAAGTATGATGATGTAAGCTCAAAGTAGCCGAAGTCGGGAATCTCTACGGAGTCCCCAATCTCGAAATAGACAGGAGTAGCCGTAGTGAACTTCAAGATGATGTAGTGGTGGTCCATAAGCTGATATGACAGCTTAGAACCCTCACCGAAGTCCTCTAATGTGAAGAATACCTTGTTATTTCTCTTAATCTGAATCATTAGCTTGTATATTTACTTGTTTCACCTCTGTCACTAGGGTCTGGCTCGTTGAGCTTTAGGCTGAACTTTGCCATTTCCCGAATGCACTGACTAAACTGAGTGCAGGAGAGATAGATGCACCGATACCACACATTAGGCTGGAATCGGGTGCGGATAACCAACTCTCCCTTGGCAAGAACCTCCTCGCAGAACTTAGCATAGTTCGTTAAGAACGTATCCGAGTCCTTGGCTGTCATATTGAACGGCAGCGTTATCTCTCTCTCATCCAATCTAGGATTGTGCTTGATAACCGACTTTCCGTCCTTTGAGCGATACTTGTTGCTGATGAACTCCTTGTTTGGTGCAGGGGTCATGAGCGCACTGAGGGCAGTTTCGTCTAGGAAGATGCCCCACGTAAGGTAGGCATCATTACCATTTATGTAAAGTTGTCCTTTAAGCATAACTATTTAATCATTAAATAACCTCATAGGCTTCGCTGTGAGCCGCTTTTTCTATTGTTGAGTGTAATTGTAAGGACTGACAAGCGAAAAGCCTATAGAGGTCAAATATCCTTTAATCTTCTGTTCATGTCATCCAGCTTAGTTCCGAAGTCATTGTAAGTGAGCTTTGAATACTTCACGATGTCTTCGAGATAGCTGTTTGTCATAATCATCATATTTCTAATCTCCAATACTGCGCCATTGGTTGAGATTCCGAGTGTAACGATGCTCTCCATCTGTGATATGGTGGTAGTCATGTTCTGAGCGATTGACTCTCCTGCAATCTGCAGGGCGGTGAAGCGACCATTCAGCTCGTCCGCGGTATCTTGCCCCATAGATGCCCATCCTCCGCTTGTTGCGGTCTGTGATGAGGATGAGGAACCAGTGTAGCCTGTTACCTTTGCCCACTCGTCACGTCTCTTCAAGCCTTCCTGGACTATATCATCGTAACGCTTGTAGAATGCATCTACATCTTCTTTGGTTAGCTTTCCGTTTTTATCCTTCATAGCCTTTGCCCAATCATCGTAGAGTTTCTTCAAGTCTCCATTGATAAGGTCTTCCATACTGAAAGAGAGAAGGGACTTCTGCATCTTTTCTGCGAAATCATCTGCCATTTCGCTAGCAAAGTCGCTACCATCCTTCTTCATGTCCATAAGGTCCGTCAAAAAGCTATCTCTCATTCCACTGAAGGAAATCTGAGTAAGATTCTCCTTGAACTGCTCTGACAACTCTTCTAGCTTGCCCGCTTGGTCTATGTAGTCATTCAGCTTCTCTGTAAGACGCCCACCATAGTTACCCTTTCCAGTGTTCTCGATATGCTCCCAAATGGCAACGTTACCACGGAGGAGCTTCATTTCCTCTGGACTGAGGGAGAAGAGGTCGCCATTGAAATCTGATTTGACGTTCTTCTTGATCCAATCCATCTCGTCACTACCGAAGCCGCCCCAATAAGCGTTCCATGAGTGGTGCGAACCATGATAGCTTGCCTGCGCCTTTGCGATGTCGAGGTAGTTCTGATTGGTCTCCTGCTGATTCTTATAGGCTTGCTCGTAGTATGAGGTTGCCTTGGAGCCAAAGGAGTTTTCCATTGCATCAGTCAAATCCTCGATGGATTGCTGCAAGAGGGTATTTCTATCCGTCAGTCTTTCGATGGTTTCATTGACCTTCTTTGCATTTCCATCTCCACCGAACAGACTATTAAAGCCACCGAATGAAAGCGTATTGAGGATATGAGAAACGTTGTTCCCGATACTCTTCAATGGCTTCATAACGATGTTACCCGATAAAGCATCATCGAGGATGCCCGTTACTGCGCCAAAGACCGTGTCCATGAGGTTGCTGATGAGTGTTCCGAAGCCATCTTTCAGAATATCGAGGATACCGAGTATTGCTGAGATTATTTCACCTGCCATACCGCTATCCCCTAAAGCTTTCGTCAGAGATTTGGCTGCGTCACTATCTTTACCGAGCAACCCTTGGATGCCCTTTGCGAGCGTGTTAGCAACGTCCTTCTGCATAGAACCACCGAAAAGCTTGTCAAGCCCTAGGATAGAGTTTCCTATGCCTTTGAGCGACCCCGATGTAAGACCCTGCAAGCCATTTTCAAGCTGCTGAAACTGAGAAACTGCCTTCTGTGCAGATGTCTGCAAGTCTGATGATGCCTTCTGAACTGATGAACCGAACTCCAAAACGTTGTTAGATGCGGTAGCAAGTACGCCCTGCGCTCTAGAGAGGTTGGCTTCAGCCTTGCTGATACTTGTCTTGTCACCACTCTTCTTAGCCTTGGCGAGGTCTTCCTGCGCCTTGGTGACAGCTTTCGTGGCTTCAATCTCTCGCTCCTGTGCATCAATATAGCCCTGCATGGCTGACTGATAGGAGTTGATGTCGTCCGAAACCTTCTTAAAGATGTCACTATTCCAGATGGTGGCAGAGCCTTGTAGCTTGGAGATAAGTTCCTGTATGGTCTTCTGCTCATTAACATCTGTTGTGCTCTTGGAGAGCTCTTGCAGCTTCTCAATGGTAGGCTCCAGTTGGTCCTTGAACATAGCACCGAAGTCTCCGAAGACGCTTCCCCAATCGATGTTCTGTCTGATGGCATTTATCTCGATGGTTTGGAGGTCCTTCTTTCTCTGCTGCTGAAGAGAGAGTTTTTCGCCTTCCGTCTGAGCCTTGGCAATCTTCTCCTCGTACTCCTCGGCAATGGCTTGCTTCTGCTGATAGAGAGAACCATACTCCTTCAAGTAGTCGCGCATAGAGGTGAGGGCTTCCCTGTTGACCTCATCAAGCTTCTTGTTGTACTCTTGGGTAGCGAGGTCTCTAGCCTTATTGAGGGCATTGGACTGAGCAGAGGTAAGGGTTACTTTCTTGCCAGCTTCCTTGTTCTTCTTCTTGAACTCGGCTTCCTGCTTGTCAATCTCGGCTTTGCGCTTGGCATAGTCGTTCTTGATTTGAGCAAGTTTCTTCTCCGTGCCTTCCTGCATGAGGGAGATAGTTTCATCTGTATTTTTCTGCTGCAAAGTCTTCAAGCGGTTGTTTAAATCCTCTTGAGCCTTGATAGTCTTGTTCTCTTCCTTGATGCGATTCTTATGTGCCGTTGCTACTGTCTTTGCCGCTCTTCCACTTACATCACCACCTAGTTTCGAGTAGGCATCCTTGGCTGCTTTCAAGTTTTGGGTGGCGGTTTCGTACTGAGCGGCGGTGTATTTGCTCTTATTTCTCTCCATAGCAGCAACCCTCCTCTTGGCTGCGTTATATTCACGCTGCGTCCTGTTGTAAGCTTGCTGATAGGTTTCCGTAGAACCATTGTTAGCCAACGCTTGTGATCTTTTTTTTGCTTGGTTGAGGGATTGTTTGGCTGTATTCCATTGAGCCTTGAAAATCAAAGGAATGGTCGTTGCGCCTGTGACCGCCCAATTCCGCTTCATAGTTAAGAGGTTGTTCAGAACCTTTGTTTTCTCAGACTCCTGCATGCGGAGATTCAGATCAGCAGGATTGTTCTTGATGTCTTCTCGAAGACCTGCTATCTCTTTCTGAGCCTTATTGATGAACGCATCCAATCTACTCTCACCTGTGGCGTAGTTGATGGTTTCGTTGGCAGCTTGCCAATCGTTAGCCAGATTGATTGCTTCGTCATAGAAGTCAAAGATTTCTTGACGTACACTTTCGTTCTCCTGTGCTTCTTGCAAGCGAACTTCGATAGGCTTTGCGTTCTCGGCTGCTTGGTCTCGAAGTTGGATGATATTGGAAAGCTTTTCTTCTGCTTGATCAAGGTCTGCTTGGACTTGGCTTATCTGTGATGAGATAGCGATGCTACCTTGACCGCCATTGGCTGCGTCTGCTCTGAGTTGCATTTGAAGCTCCTCAACCTTCTTTCGATACTTCTCAACTTCCTCAACTGCCTTGTCGTACTTCAACTCATCCATGCTCTCGGCAACTTCCTTCTGCGTCTTAGCAAAATCGGCAGATGCAAGTTGAGCTTGTGAGTATTGCTCCGTTAACTGAGGTGCGAGGTTGGAGAGTTTTTGGTAAGCTTCTGCCTTCTCGTATTCTGTAGCTGTCTCAGACTGAATAGTTCTGATAAGGCTTTCGATATTCTGCTGACGTTCCTTGACCTTGTTATCAAACTCATCCCATGCTTCATTGGATTTCCTTACTGCCGTTTCATGTGCCGTTTCTGCGGTAGCTAGCTTATATACGGCATAGGTTACTGCTGCGATGGTGGCAGCTATCCAAAAAAGAGGACTTGAGAACATAGAAGCGTTCCATGCGTCCTGTGCCCTTTTGCAGAGAAGGGTGACCTGTGCCCATATTCCTTTGGCTGCGGTGTCTCTTGCGGTAGCTGCGGTATTCAAACCTTGGGATGCAGTGTTAGCCGTATTGGCTGCTGTATTTGCTTCTGTGGCTGCGGTTGCAGCTGTTTCTCTAGCCGTTTGGAGTTGCTTTGCGATGGTGTTCCTTTCGTTAACGGCAGTATTGAGTTTGATTTCTGCTGTCTCTACCTTCTGCCAATCTGTATAGGATTGCAGGGCATCGTAAGCATCTTGGAGTGATTGGACCTCATTGTCCTGCATTGCAAGTTTGTTCTCCAATGCCTTCACTTCCTCTGCGGCTGCGGTGGCTGCGTCTGCCTTTGCTTTTGCCTGCGCCTGTAGTTCGGCAACGTAAGCCGCGACCTCTTCACGCTTAGATGCTACCAGCTCTGCCTGTGCTGCTGATAATTGACCTTTGGCTACCGCTTCTTCAAGGTCTGTCTTCTTTGCTTCTTCCTTCATAGGGAGCAAAGATTCAAGAGCTGACAACTCGGCTGCATATCCTGCATTTGTTGTTGCTGTGTCAAATGCTGCTACACTAACTGCCATTGCCTTATAAAGACCGATGGCAGATGCGGCAGCAAGGATAACCTCACCTATCTCCTTCCAATGGTCGATAACCTTAGATGTGATATCCAAAGCATCATTCATCAATCCTTCCGTCTGAGTGCCGAGGTCATTGATAGCCATTTCGATGGAATCTTGAATATTGCTTATCTGACCCGTAATAGAGTGAGATTGCTTCTCCATCAATCCACCGAACTTGCCGCCTTCATTGGTAAGGCTTTCGATAGCCTTCTTGACTTCGGGGAAACCTACCTTACCTGCTGTCACCAATTCCGAAACCTTATCCTTGGTAACTCCGAACTGCTTGGCAAGTTCCTCTGTCAAAGGAATACCGCGACCCGTAAATTGCATCAAGTCTCTTGTGAACAATCGACCTTGTACCATCGTGGTACCATAGAGCCATGTGAGGTCCTGCAAGTTCAATCCCAATCCTGCTGATACATCACCGAGCCTTCTCATGGTATCGGTAATCTCGTTGGCTGCAAATCCGTATGCAAGGAGCTGCTTTGCGCCATTTACCACACCCTTCATGTCAAAAGGAGTAGTAGCAGCAAGGTTGGCGAGGTCCGAAATCATTCCCTTTGCCTTCTGTCCACTACCGAGCATGGTTTCAAAGGCAATCTCAAACTGCTGAAACTCTCCTCGGACAGTACCCAGTGTGCTGATGATTTCCTTTGCCGTGAACCCAGCAAAAGCTACCGATGCAACAGACTTGATGCGATTGAAAACATTCTCAATGCTCTGACCCTGCTGCTCGACTACTCTTGCTGTCTGTGACACCCCATCCTGCACCCCTCGAAAGGCTTTCAGTACGGATGAATTATCGCCTGTTATGTCAAACTTGATACTTGCCATTTTTTTATTCTGTCAATTACGTAAAGGTGCACCTCCTCAGCCAAACCTTTATTCTTTACTTTTTGTGTTGGAGGTTAAATTGGATTTTCTTCGCTCTGTCTGATCAGCTCCATGATGTCCTCTTTGTTATCTCCGCTGAAGACCTTCTCTGTTGCTGATGGAATGTGAGCCTTCTTTCTTTCCTCATCGGATAGATAGATGGAAGTTATCTTATCCTTCATCATAAGCGTGAGGTTGTTGTATGAGATTTCCCACAGAACATAGTCAAGAGTCCATTTATATCTCTCGCAAGCTGCGTCAATGAGAGAGCCCCAAATGGTTCTGCCACCAAAGATATACTGATTGCTGGAGTCTTTGGCTTGGTTTATCTTCTCCATACGCTCTGCTTCCTTGTCTATCCCACATTCCGTGATTATGTCGTGAAGCTTGTTATCTGAGAGTATGGTGATGAGAAGAGTAGCTATATCATCGTTATCACAGAACTTGAAGATGATGTTTTCCCTTGCCTTCAATATGCGTGAACTGAGCATATCGGATTTCTTCTGAAGGGTGTGGTAGGCTATTAGCTTACAACAGAGACTTCGATTCTCACCTACTACACGGAGTGCTTCAATGAGGGGATTTAGCTTTAGGTTATCATCTTTGATGCCTAGCAGCTTAATCAGTGGAGCTGTCAAATACATCTTGCCTAAAGTCTGAGGGTAGATGAACATGTGCCTTCTACCTACCTGTATGCCTAATGGTGTATCTGTTAACACCATGGCTATCTTTGTGCCAATTTCGATGTCATTCTTCATAAGCCAATAATATTTGTTAGCACCCAAGGCAGGACTCGAACCTGCGTCTTTCAACTAGCTTTTTAAAGACCAACTGGATTTCATGTGACGGACTTTGGTCTCGCTCTAACCAACTGAGCTACTTGGGTAGGTTGCCGACTGATAACCCTCAATCGGCTGAAGGGTGAGAAGAAATCAACATATTGCCTTAGCCGTCACCTTCGACCTGTCCGTTTGCTGGAACGGTTACTTCCGTTTCTGTGTCTGTAGCACCTGCAGGATGCTTGAACATAAGAACGTATTCGTCTGTCTTTCCCTTAGCCTTCTTGGCTGTGATGATGCGCCAACGGAACTGACAATATACGGTCTCACCCTTCTTGTTGGTGGTCTTTGCTACTTCGTCACCCTCTGGCACAAGAGCCTTGTGGGTGTACTGCATCAAAGCACCATCCGCTGAAGAATATGACTCCTCCACGCTTACGGTTGACTTGCCGATATAGCAGCCAGGGTTCTCTGCATCTTCCGGCTGAACAGCGATAGCGTAGTTTCCTTCGATAAGTCCATCAATGGTAGGGAAAGGCTGAGATAAGCTCTTCTTGATGAACTCTTGATAAACGAGTTCGTAGGTGGACTTAGCTGTCTTGGAATCGACAATACCGCCACCTTCCTCCTTAGCTTCTGTTGTATCACCCTTGGTAGGGTTCAACTGAGTAGTGTTCTCCTTTGGAGTATCAAGCTTCTTCCAGTTGTTGGTTGCAACACTAAGGTCACGAACATAGATGGATGGTTTTCCCCATGTTATTACTGACATAATCTTAATCGTTTATAGTTTGATACAATAATTTGTTATTAATGATGTGCTCACTTGTGCCCTCGCAAGCTATTACCCTCTGTTCGCTCATAGACAAACGGAAATCTGATCCATGAACTGCTTCGAAGGTATAGAAAGAGAGTTGGCATAACTCACGGAGCCTTGCCGTGTTCTCTTCCTTTCGGGTATTGCCTTTCTTTGTGATAGCTTGATCTTGAACATAGATGTTTACATTCACGAAAGCTTCTTGGATTTGCGAGGTTTGATTTGCTAGTACTGAGATGCAAATATCTTCCTTGCCAGTTGTACCTGTTCCATAGAATGGTCTTCCTCGCTTGCAAAGACTACCTGTTACAGTAGTCTTTAATTTCGAAGAAGAGATAATGTTGTACACATCATCCTTAATGTCAATATCCGATTTCATAGCTTTATCTGATTGATTCTACTTACAGCTTTATCCACAGCGAGCTTTAGTTTACCATCAACGACGGAACGAGCCCATAACTCAGTGGATGCAAGCACATCTTTATTTTCTTTAGCTTCTACAAAGTCTGCATAGTTCATAGCCGCGACTACTACCAATGCGTAAACCTGTGAGTATTCCTTTGCTAGGTCAGCTATCATTTGTCTTCCTTCTTGTGAACCATTAGAACCATTGCCTATGGAAGCAAAGGCTGATTCTACTTGTTTCCTTCCGTAGTCAAAGATGGCATAACCGATGGAGCTTCGTAGGTTTCCTGTATGGTCTATCCAACTTTCCTCTGCCGAGCGGTCTCTTATACTTGCATTACATTCTTCTCCTAGCTTGGCATAAGCAGTGAGGATTTCTTGCTTTATTATCGCCATAGCGGACTGAAAAAAGTTATCGAGCGCAGACTGAGAGGTTGAGAGTTTTATACCCATATTTTACATTGCAGTTGATAACGATGAAAGCCGAGTACAACAAATTCCTTCACTTCGTTTCCGAAGAGCTTTACACGGATTTTGTCTCCGTACTCGAAATCTCGGCATGCTCTAGGAAGGTTGTAGATGGTGTAGGAATAGTTCTTTGCAGAACCATCGGGGATAGTGATAACGTTTGCCTTGCCAGCAGGAACAATATCACACTTACAATAGTTCTCCACCCATTCTTCTGAGCCTTGAACATAGTCTCCGTTATCGTCTTCATACCCATCAGTTACGTGTAGGTAATCTAGGGTATGAGCAGCGAAATCCAATACAGCCATATCTTAACCTCCTATATAAACCATCGGTTGACCCAGTGCAGGGGATTCACCGATGGTTTTGTATAAAGCATTTATTCGTACTAGCAGCCTTTCCTTATCCTTGTCAGATAGTGTTCCTATGCTCTTGTCTGACTCGGATAAGCTTACAGCTTGTATGAGAGAGTACAGACAATCAGCAAGCGCACCTTTCCATTCCTTGGACTGGGCGACCTCGAATGTATATTCATCATCACCATTAAGCTGACGTTCTATCATCTTATTCTCCACGAATCCTAAAGAGATAGGGTAGTGGATTTCATCAATCAATGCTTGCTTTATTGTCTTCATATCAATTCAAATTAAACCTCTGGAGTGAGTTTAGAGAGAACTTCGGCTTCCTCCTCATCGCTGAGTGAGTTGAGAGCCTTAATCAAAGTCTCATCGGTTGAGTTAGCCTTCACATTGGCACCAGCAGCCTTCAAAGCAGCGATGAGGTCAGCCTTATTATACTTCTTACCCTTGTAAGTTGTATACTGATCGGTAGTATCGGTAGACTCGGCATTCGTATCAACCTCCTCAGACTTGGTAGTGAGCATATAAATCTGATCTACGTCCTCGATTACTGGCAAGCATATAGACTGTCCTGCGGTAACCTCCTGCAATGATGGCTCATTCTTGGAGTACTTAGAGATAAGCTTGTAGCTGTCAACGTTAGAGTACTGAACACCTGCTACTCGGTTGGTGTCCTCTGCAAGGGTACCCCAAACGAAAGAGCCTACGTTGGTGTTACAGATGAAGATAATGTTATCCTCATTCCATGGTTTGAGAGAGTGCTGCTTTCCGTTCTTCTCGATAATCACGGTTCTGTTGATAACCTTGATGGTTGCACCGAACTCATCCTCGAATGCTTCCGAGAAAACTGACTCCGATGGTGTCTTGAGCTTGGTATTTTCGGTATAAGTCTTACCCTCGTAGTCGGCAACAAGTTCTTTCGCCCACTGCTCCTTGCGGATTTTCTTAATCTGCGTCTTAGCGAGCATAACCTGTATGATGGTATTACCATCAGCATTTGCCTTTTCGAAGATTTTCTCGAAATCATCACGGGTAGTAACACCATTGGTTGCTGTTTTGAAAGAGTTAGCCTTCATGTAACCATAGTCAACACGGATAGCCTTACCCGAATTGTCTGCATCTTCAACGGCAATAATACCATTAGAGAGACCAGCCAAGAAGTTCATTTCGTTACGCTCTTCGAGACCGACAGAGCAAGCGACACCATCATTCATGAGCTTGTTGATGATACGAGCCTTTGCAGTTTCAGCAGCCTGTCGTGTTGATGCAGCCTGCTCAACCAAACCTTGCGCCTGGAATGAGTTGGCTCTTGCTACAAGGTTCTCGTACTGAGCCTTCATCATGTTGATGTTGTTGATGTCAGACTCCATGAGAATCTTCTTCATCGCAATCTTTGGCAACTTACCATTAGAGGTTGCGATTTGACCACGCTTCTTCAAAGGAATGTCTGAATCCATCTCAACGATGTCGGCAGCTACATATGTGGTCTTAGCTGATGAACCTTCCCACTTCTGATCGGCAGAATACACATCGGTAAGCATCTCCTTGTAGAGGTAGGTGCGCTCCTTCGGATTCTCCTTCTCCTTAACATACAAGCTAAGTTTAGGGAAGATAGCTCGGATAAACTGAATAAAAAGTGATTCGTTCATATAAACAATCTTTTAAGTTAAAAACTAGAGCACAACTTAGTCATGCTCAAAAATAAGACTTGGGAGAGCGGTCTTGATGGCGGTTCTCTGAGTTTCGTCCTTGAACTGATAAGGCATTGCAACATCATTCACGCGACCATTATCCATAATGGCAACCGCTTCACCCTTCATGCGTGAGCGAACAACAACACCAGCAAATTCTGTATCACTAGTCTTGTCTTTGTACTTACCGCCTTCGGTTTCAAGTGGAGAATACTCATAAACATCATCAACCTTCTTGCGGACAATGATGTGACCTGCCTGAATAACTTCATTCTTGAAGTTGGCGTAGTCGAGTGCTCTACCGCCTGTGATACCACCGAGATACTGACGGATAACCACAGCGTCCTTACCCATGTCGTAGCCTTTGGTTTTTGGCTTGTAGTCTTCTGCTACCATAATCTAATAATTTATTAGTGAAACAATAGATGATTACATCTTAGCCAGCCTTTTGACTTCATCATCAGACATTAACTTATCTTCCTCATTTGGTTGAGGTTTGGTATCGGGAGCAGGGATTCGTCCAAGCTTTTCAAGACCCTTTTCAAGTCTTTCCTTGTTCTCTTCCTCAATATCTTCCTTCAACTCATCGAGGTAGTCCTCAAACTCCTCTTCATTCTCAAACTTCATGTGAGAGAAAGATTTAAGCCGACGCTCTCCGAACTTACCTGTGTCCTTCAACAGCTCCCTTACCTTTGCGGTACGGCTGTTTGTGGTATTGCCAGACTTCAATGCAGTTACATCACCTTGGAGTGTAGCAACAGCCTTAGTAAGTTCCTTGATTGCGTTGAGGGTAGCGGAGTCATCATCATCGCTATCCTTCTTGCCCTTCTTGCCCTTCCGTGACGGACTTCTACGTGCTGGATCGTAATCATCATCTGGATCGTCATCTGGATCATCGTCATCATCGGGTGCAGGATGAGCGTTTTTGTACTCTGAGACTTGGCGGTCTGCTGCGGACTGAGTTAACTGGAGTAACGGCAAGACATCATCAATTGCGTCACTAATACCTTCACTAACTTCTTCGTCAGTAGCATCATCTTTGAGTTGAAGTTTGTTGGCAACATTGGCGGCAACACCCTTTAACTCCTTACGACTGAACCCCAATGCCTTAATGTCTCGATTGGTTTTCAGTGCTTCAAGAACTTTTCTGTAATACTTGTTCATTGCTTGTTGAGTTATATTTAACAAAAAATGGTCTGCGAGCGAAATGCAGGCAGACCAAACGTAGAACTCGGTGTAAGAGCAATGTTACGAAAAGTTCTGTCACGTGCATCTTCACACGCTTTTATGGGTGCAAATATACGAAATATTATTTAATCAACAAATAGTTTTTGCAAAAAAGTGAGAAATTATTTTCATTTCAATAAACAAGGGAGAACTTCACAGCCCTCCCTTGATAGATAAGATGCAATAAAAATGCACTTAAACGTGCAAAATATCTTCTGTGTTCAAGTTAGATTCTTTTGGTATGTAATTATGGGTTTGAGGTATTTTATCGGCTTGTAGCCTATAGTCTCCCTTTGTCGTGGTAAGAGTAATACTGATCGGATTTGCTACTGATGATAACGTGGTCCATAAAATACAATCTCATTATTTCACAAGCCTTCTGTATCTTATATGTTATCTCATCGTCAGATTTTGATGGAAAGCAGTTAGGGCTTGGATGATTGTGAACCAATGCTATTATTACGGCATTGCAGGAGATAGCTTCTTTACACACAATTCTTACGTCTATAGTGGTTTCTGATATTCCGCCTTGTGACAATCGAACCATTTTGATTAACTTGAAGTTGTTATCCATACAGAACAGATAAGATTCTTCTATTTCTAAATCCTTGACGTATGGTAAAATATAGTTGTAGATGCCGAGGGAACTACCCAAATCTGTAAGTTCTTGCGACTTCTCTTTCATAAATCTTCTGCCAAGTTCGAATGCAGCGAGTATAGCGGTAGCCTTCTTTTCGCCTATTCCTTTGATAGATGTAAGCTCCTGCAGTGTTCTCTTGCTTGCCTTTCTCAGTGAATGACTACCATCAAAGATTTTTCTTATTGGTTCATTACCCTGTAGCATAGGGTCTATACCGATAATTGAAGCAATAAGGTTCTCGTTACTAAGATATTCTACCCCATATTCCTTTGCGTATGATGTGATAGAATCGTACTTGATAGTTCTTGCATTATCCTTCATAAGATACCTCCTCTATGTCTTTTGAATAATTGAACACAACATCAAAACTGAAACCCAATTCAGTAATGAGGTAGAAATGAATATCCTCCCAGTCCCAACTTGAAGGAATGTCTTTTATCTTTTTAGACTTTTCGGCATCCATTGCTATGATAACGTTCTCTTCCATTGCTCTATCTTATTTTTAAAAGTTCATAACTTTCGTTTCATACACTATGAATCCTATCTGATCCGCCACAATTAATTTAAGATGATTTCCTCCTGGTCCATTTATATCACCATCATTCAATCCGATTTCGTCTAACGTAGCTTTAATGGCAGTTTGGTAATCTCCTATACCTTGAATTAATAAGCATAGGTCTGGTCTCTCATTAAGAAACTGATGAAAACCATATAGGCTATATGAGCCTTTTTTGATGAGTGAGAAGAAATCTTTCCATTCATCACCGCCAACCTGCGTGGTTACGGATTTCAGCTCTTCTATTGTTGTGCAGTTGTTTTCCATACGATTTCATTTAGCGTGATACGATGAAGTCTTTATCTGTAAAGGTCTGATCCTTATATCTTCCGAACAACTCTCGGTCGCTGATGAGCTCATTAGCACATGCTAACTCTCTGAATGAAAGTTTGTACCCAACAAACTTATCTTTCAACATTTCGATTTTGAGTTCTTCTTTCTGAAGTTCAGATAATTCATATACTGTCATATTCATTTCCTCCTATTAAACATTTCCATGACTCTCGAATTGTGAAGCAACCTCTTGCAAGATTTCATGTTCCTTCCAATCTGGATAAAGAATGCAGGTGTCTAGAACAACGTTTCTGAACATATCGCAGTATTCTTTCGAGAACTTCTTTTTCAGTTCGTCATATAAGACTGGAAAGAATACAAAGCTATTAAACAACTCAACCCCCTTATCAACTCTTTCCTCTACCATTTTATAGGTGAGGTCTTTTAATTCTTGCTTATTCATATCTATCTTAATTATTAAACAATTCAAATTTAATTCCTTTATCAGTTTTCTTAGCCATCCATTTTGCTGTAACCACGCCACCATTTCAGGCTTTTATGAGAGGGAGAACCTTACACTCCCCTACATTTATAATGTGTGTAATATACTCGCAAGCACCTTCAAAAGTATCGAATGCGTGAAGTAATACCGTATATCTATCTGATTCTGTGTAAACGTTCATTGCTCTTATCTCCTATCTTTTAAATAAATTCTTTATTGAGATAGTTATGGTTAACAGTCATAATCTTGCCTTCCACTACATCTTTTCGATCTGATTCCTTGAAATAAAATGTAGTCTCGACCAAACCTCCTTTAGAACTTCTGAAAGCAAAACCGAAACCTTTGATGTTTACCTTCCCATTGAAGGTAATAGAAAGTTCTTGCTCTTTTGACATAGCCACCATAGCTCCGCTGCTATTTTTTGCAATACCTCCTACACGATTACATTCTTTAATGTATGAACGTCTAAACGTGTGCACATCTTGATATTCTTTTTCATTTTCACAAAGAATACCATGGTAACGTATTGTTAGCTTATTTTTAATTCTGACCTGTACTTTAAACAACTTTTTCATTGCTCTTATCTCCTATACTTTAAACCAATTCATAGCTTTCTGTATTCTCATTGTATGCTACGACTCCTTTCTGTTGTAAATTACAAAGTGCAGTGTTGAAGTTGTAGATACTAAACTCTGCATATGTGGCTTCAATCAAGCATCCTTCTTGGTAGCCGAGCTTGACCTTTTTCAAAGCCTTTGTAATTCGCTTCTCTAACGCTTCTACTGTGTAAACTTTAACCTTTTTCATTGCTCTTATCTTTTAATTGTTATTTTTATTTTGATAATGCAAAGGTAATCATTTTTTTGCAAATGACCAAACATTTTGAGCATAAAGTACTTTTTGCTAACTTAGTTTAACCTATTGATACTTAAATACTTATGTCAAACTATTAATTTTGTGTATGTAAGTCTATTTCTTAAAAATGGTATAAGTATATGGAGATAAAAAATGAACAGCTTAGAAAGGCTTATATTGAAGTGTATAGTCTTTTTCTGAATTACTTTATATTAAATAAAAAATGCACTCTAACCTCACGGTCGGAGTGCACTAAGAGCAATGAAACGTTAAAGGTAACGTTTCGGCTGCAAAGTTACAAAACTTTTCTGTATCTTGCAAATTTATACTATACTATTTAACAATTGCAAATCATTGTCTCTATCGAAGTCGTATGGATAGAAGGTGTTGGCAAGGGCATCCATCTTGTCGGGAGAACGTTTCAGACGCTTCTTGATTTCGTCTTTTGGTTCCATGATGATTGAACCATCTGACTGAAACAGCCAATGCACTTCGCACAATTCTTGATCCAACTCATCATCGGGTGGGAGTGCCGCAAAGAATCCATTCTTTGGGTTGAGCCAGTCACGTATGCACCAAAACAGATAAGCCCTCATGTTAGCGAAAGAATAACAGCCAGTCACATCATGCTTGTTTCTCACGCCTTCCGAGAACTTGCAAGAGAATGCGGTTAAATACTTTTGCTCTATGAGCCTTGAATAAACTCCAGCACCTTCTCCAATGGTATCAATGAAGGCTTTATTCTTGGAACTTAAACTTAGGTAGTGTGCGACTTGACCCGCGACTGCCATGTGGTCCGCATGACCGCCCGAATTGTGACACTTGATTTCTGAAACATAGTTTCCTTGTCGTGGAACATAGCAAGACCTATCGCGCCCCATACCTGCGACATCGACACCTAAGCGTATTGGCTTATGGGTGATAAAGCCACTATCTTTAAGTTCCTTCCATCTTCTATGTGCAATCTCGCACCATTCGTATGGAATGAGGGTATCTTCGGACACCTTCGGAAACATACCGAGAACCTTAACACGGAAGAGGTCATTTGGAGTATAGTACTCTCCTTCCCAAACAAAATCGCCACGACCTTCATCAAACTCAGACTTTCTGATTTTCTGTGCCCATGCTGAGACCTTATCGGCTACCCATTCATAGTCAACTTGACCAGGGATAATATTTTTCTTGCTGACTACGTTCTCTGCGTTGAGGGATGATAATCTAAACTTCTTGAATCGGGGAGACTTCATTGAGTTGGCTGCATACCCTGTAGTAACATTTGGGTTGAACACCAATAGCAATCGAGAGTTTCCTTGCAGGTTACCCTCGATTGCATTATAGATGGTGTCCGAGATACCGGATGCTTCTGTTACGATGAACATGGTGTTTACAGCATGGAATCCCGACCAAGCCTCTGTATTGTCGGCTGAAGATTTGAAACCTGTCAGATACCATTCCTCATAATCAGTTCTGATGCCATCCGACAGCAAACGACCAGGCAGGAAGCCTGCCTTTTTGTATAGACGTGCCACTTCTGGTATCATGATGTTTGTTACCTGTCTTCCTGTCGGTGCAGTAAGGGCAATCTTGGTGTTCTTTTCCAAACTGCCATCCTTACCAAAGCGAGGAGTGAGGTAGAGGAAACATAAAGCGGCTACGGCAGCGATGAAGTCCTTACCCCTTGCAGTTCCACTGGCTACCGTTGTCATTTTGTTCTTCTGAACAGAACGCAATATAGCCTTTTGCTCTTCGTCAAGGCGAGCCTTCAAGACTTCCTTGGCGAAGAGACACCAATCATTGCGCCATGCAATCATTTTTTTTATTGCTTTCTGTTCTGACATTTATTATTCCTCATCATCGGGAAGCTCCTTCATTAACTTCTCGAATGGGTTTTCTACTAATCTGTTATCTACTTGCTCGACATAGCCACGCTTCTTGCCCTTAGTTTTCAGAAGGAAGATGATTGCAGTTAGATTACCTTCGTTCACCTTTTCAACCAACTTGCTTTCAGTAAAGTCAAGAATGCCTTCATCTATATCGTCCAACATCTTGGCTAACTTCTCATCCTCTTTTCGCCAGTTATATAAGGCTTGGCGTGTAATGCCCAAAGCTACTGCCGTAGCAGCCATATTGCCGCCCTTCTTTTCGTAAGCAGCGGCAATCTTTTTTAATTCTGTTCTTCTTACCTTTGTCATAATCAACCTTTCTAACTTGCAGATGCTATGACTGCTTTCAAAGCATCTATATACGACATATTCTTACACAACAAAAGTGATTTCGAAAGATGGTCTAATGGTCCAAGTCCAGGAAGTAGATTGATATCTATAGGATAATATCTACCATCTATTCCCTTGCGAAAATCAATTCTTGCGTGAGATTTCAATCCTAAGTAATGGAATATAGTGCCTGCCAAATTCATTAATCTGTCATCATTCATTGCAGAACAGCATTCCTTAAAACCAACTTTGCAATCTCGTGTTTGGATGCCATTGGTTTCATCGCAATCAATAGAAATCGAACACAGAAGTATCTTATTTTGGTTATTAATGCAGGTTACCGTGCAATCAGATCCAGCAATATACTCCTCAACAATACTTTCCATTCCAAACTCTTCTTTAAGGTATTTCACCTGTTCCATTACCTCTTTTGGGGTACAACAGATGCTTTTCTCCGATATACCAAAACTATCACTTCCATATCTAGGTTTAACAAAATATGTCTTACCTTCTTGTAATGATGATAAATGATATTGTTTCGGTGCTCTAATACCGCAACTACAAAGGAAACGGAAGATCTTTTCCTTATCCTTTACCAATTCGTATTTAGAGAAATCCTCTGCTGTTGTTTTTACACCTTTTGCTCGGATAGTCTTGATGAGAGATTCGCTTGCGGTTCTAAGTAATGCCACATCTTCCTTTTGTAAGAAGTCTAGCTTATCGTTTTCATCTACAACAGCTAGTTTGACATTATCTTTTCCTAAGGCTTCTCTATAATATTTGAAAACGGAAGAAATTCCATAGTTCTCCATCTCTTCTTTACTTGTTATGCTCCAAATCATTTTCTTTTTCTCCTTCCTTTATTTCGATTAAACGTTCACTCGCTAACTCTAACAATTTGGCAAATGAGATACTTGGGGATTTTATGCCAAACTCCTTACCTATCTCTTTTTGGATTTTAAGCAGGGTTTTCTCGTTATCTTCATCGGAAGCTAAAACAAGAGCATCACTTTTACGTGCTTGTTCACGAATATCTCCATACAATGTGTCCAGACTAGCAAATGAACTAGGGTAGAGTATGATGGAGAATACGAAATTCTCCTGCATGGCATATACATCTATACCCTCTGTGCTTATTGGCTTAATCTCGTCAATGTTCACATGAGCAAACTTCTTGAAGTCGATAGATTGAATTGATGCAAACAACTTCTTCAAGATGCTAACATTAGCTTCACCATGAAGGGAGTTGTGAGATAATTCAATAGCAATAGCTTCATCATTTGTAATCTCGCTCTCTTCTACATATAAGATGCCTAGCATTTTATAGTGCAGTTTCTTGCATGCTCTCAAACGATGATTACCGCTGATCATGATGTATCTACCATTATCCTTCTTGATACAGGTAGGCACACTACTCAATCCAGACTTAGCAATGTTGTCTGTTAGTTGGGCGAAGTCTTCACCCGACATTTCATTTGCATTGATTTCTACCTCATCTATGAGGTTTATATCAACTTTTGCGTATTTCCATCTATCTTCATTTTCCATTCTTCAACGATTTTTGATATTTCTCAATGATTTTCTTATTCGTAGGGTATATACCAAGTATTCCTTCGTAAGCAAGATAAGATGATGTGCAGTGTTCCTTCACTTTCTTGTATACGCCACGATATTTCATACTCACTGGCTTATGGGTATAAGCGCAGGAGATAACCTTCTCGCAAAGCTTGCGCATTCTTCTGCTCACATATCTTTGAACGCCTACAGACTGAATGCAGTACAGTATGAGTTTACTCAATCGAGGGATTGCGTTATTCGTGCAGAAGTCCGTTAACTGAAACAAATCATACCACTTGTGTTGAGGTAGCGTAAAACCAAACCCACCTAGGGTATATTTGTCGTATTTCACCACAAAAGCAAATAATTTACAGAGACTACATTGGTCCACCTTCTTGATATACTTCTTTTGCAAGCAATGAAGTAAATGTGGGTCTACTCGTTCAATCATCAGTTTGCTTGCGTCTGTAATCTCCAAATCATCGGGAGGTACAATCTCGTTGCTTTCGATTCTGAATGAAGAATACGAGGTGCTAGCATTATTTTGTGCAGTTGGCTTATTGCAATAGAGGAACCTTCCTGCAGACCGTCTTTCACCGCTTGAATTATTCCACATAGCTATCTTATGCAGGTTTCTCAGATAAGGGCTGTTGCTGAAATAATAAAAAAAGCTATCACTCGGAATACTTTCCACAAGATTATAGTAGTCGTTCCTTGCAACAGAAAAATCTGATTTCAAGTCACTATTCTCAGAAATGAGTTTGAATGCTCTCTTCTGATTCTTCTCTATTCTTCCGTAATTAAAGAAGATTACCTTCTTATTCTTGATGGCTTCTTCTAGTGTTCCAACATGGAAATCACATGTAGTGAGTAATTTCATCAATCGCTCATTTGCCTCCTCGGTTTTCTCGATTGATTCCCTTGCCTTAATTTTCAACGCTTCGAAGACAGCACTATTTCTTGCCGATTCACTCATGAAATACTTTTGCAGTTTCACGGCATAAAGAGCTAGCGCAAGCTGTCTTGATGGTGTAGGATTGTTATAGTCCTCCAACCATGCAAGCTTATCCTTATATGTTAGTGATGTTTTACCATTTGCTAACATATAGAGCAGATAGCAGTAGGCATCTTGGCAGTATATAGATACTTTCACCTTATCAAGGAAGAATAGCTCATAGTAGTACATGAAGCCATTTACTATGCAGATTTCCTTGTGTCCGTTAGCTTTTACAGCATCATATAGAGCTGAAACCATTTCAGAATTGTATGGCAAAGGCATAGTCATAAAAGCTTCTATTGCGCTATATGGATTCCCTTGATATAGGAGTGGGCATAACTCATCTGGAGTATCATATTTAAGCCCTGTAACCTCACAAAATTGCTTATAAGATGTTATAGATTGATAATCTTCCAATTCGTGGCTTATAGCGTAATAGAATATGCGATATGCAGAATACACACAATTCATAGCTCGATAGAAATCATCAGTTGCATGAAACGTTCTAAATTCTATCGTCTTTGTCTTAAAATATGCTGAGATATTCACTGCATGACGAATGAATCCCTTCTTAGACTGATTAGTGAAGAGAGTTTGTAAATCATCAAACGTCTGCGCATTTTTTACTCCTTCGAAATATTTTTCTGTAGGAATAGGTTTGGCATTGAATATGTTTTCATCCCAATCTGAAATTTTGGCATATTTTTTAAAATATGGATAGCAGACATAAAAGAATAGATATACTTTCTTTAGCTGATCGACTGTCAAATCGCCTACATATATATGGACATGAGTATCTATACTCCACTTAATCTTGCCACCTGCAGCAACCATCGATTCGTATACAGAACGGAGGTCATGCAGCTCTTTTAGGCAGCAAAGATGTAGTGGAGGGGTATTCACCTCTCCACCAAACTGCTTATTGCTTGAACAATCGGTATTATCAATGCTCTCTTCCTTGCTCCAGGAGTAACCTTCGGGCAAAGTTACCTTCGCCCTTTCAAGATTGCACATTTCGATTTCAATACCAAATGTTCTGTTTTTTATATCGCTATCTACATTCATGAAGCATATCTATTTCGTTAATAATACCTAATCTCTGAATAGTTCTTCCTGTTTTACGGAAGTCTATTCCTAAAGCTACACTTGCAAGCGTAATGAGGGATGATGTAACAGGTAACTCTAAGCCTATATGAAGGGCAATACTTTCCATCAGTACCAATCCCTCAGAAACGTCTTCTGTGATGTAACGTGAATGAACAGATGTTGGGCTGATGGCTCTATCACTAGATTCTGAGTAACGATGCAAACTCTCTATTGGGTCTGACATATTGAAACCTCCTGCTTCAAATACGCTTGTTTTGAAAAAGCCCAAGTTTTTAAAGACTTTCATCTTTTCTTCGTCAAGTCTCATCAATAAATTGATAGTGGAGTCATTTCCTCTTGCGTATGCTTCACGATACATACAGAAATTTCCCTTTGAATATTCTATTCTCGGAATACTCATAATTGAACCTACCGTATGCAACACCATATTTGGATTGAGTAATGCAGATTCAAGCACGCAATATTTTGCTATAAAACCTTGGCTAATTTTATGCAGTTTCTCCATGCAGGTATCATGATTAGAAAAGCATGCTACAGGAATAACTTCATGCCTATAACCAACACGAAAAACAACTTCGTTTGGTTTATCATCCAACTCTACTCGTCCTTCCAAATATGGACCTGTTGCTTCAACTAACATTGGTAGTTTTCTGCAATGTTTCTCAAAATAGAAAGAGGATGCGTAACTAGAGATACAGACAACAATCTGATCATTGTGAAGGTATTGATGTATACGTTCTACTAGACCCTCATAGAAGTTACTCTGAATAGTACAAAATATAACTTCTGCTTCTGCAACCTTACTGAGGTCTTTAGAAACCTCTTTGATTGCAGTTTCTATATAAGTTGATTTCTCTTTAAGAAAAACCCTTTTGCCGTTCTTGATAAGTCTATCAAAGGCATCTGATTTGTATGAAGATGTCTTTAGGAGTGTAACTTCATGACCTTTAATAGAGAGGTCTGCGGCAAAAGCTACTCCCACGTTGCCCGTTCCTATAACTGCTATTTTCATGCTCTTTTATTTTAATTCTACAAAAATAGAGCGGCTAGAGGGACTCGAACCTTCGACCTTCACATTGGGAATGTGACGCTCTGACCGACTGAGCTATACCCGCAAAAGAGCGGAGAGTTGGAGCCGCACCAACGACCTCAGTGATGGTATCACTGCGCTCTGCTAACTGAGCTATCTCCGCTTATAATAACAATATTCTATACACGCAAAAATGCTCGTCTTTCCGAGCCGTCAACCCTTGTGGGTATTTTGAAAGGAGGAATTCCTAAAACAAGCTTTGCTCCGAGTAAACAGGATTCTTGGAAATTCCAAATTCCTCGACCTGTATTCCCAACTTTTCATTCAGCCATTTTGCTACTAGGTGGCGATGGCAAAAATCATCTGGCTTTTCGAAGCAACATAGAGCTACATCTTTTCCATTTGCCATTTTCTCTATTGCTGAGAGAAATGCTTTTGGGTCCCGATGAGCCAATATCTCAGAATTGAAACGTTGTACGTAATCTTCTTCCGATTTGGAGTTGTGAAGAATGTCCCATGATGGTGACACGTACTTGTTTGATAATCCTGTAAACCATTTCGGAGGGTAGAGGGCAATGCCGATCATCATGATACCAGCTTTTGCTAACTTAGCTCCGTTTGAGAAGTATGATGTATAAATCTTCATTTCTTTTGTAACTTTTTGCAAAGATAGATAAAATTATTTAATCAACAAATAGTTTCTTGAAAAAAGTGAGAAATTATTTTCAAGCGTACATTTTCTTAAGAAACTTCTTTAGATATTCGTTATTAATATCCTTTAGTGGAGTAGGGGAGAATGAGGTATCTCGCTCTACGGTTAAGCCTAACTTAGTTGTTAGCCCCTGCAACTCGGTTAAGCTTGTGTAGCCGTACTCGCCTTCACCACTTCCATTGATAGTGATTCCGTAGGCGATATTATTCTCTAGGTCTGCTTCCAATATGAACCAAGACCATGCACCAACACAAAGGAAGAACTTTGCTTGACAGATGGCTTCTTCCTTTTTACCATCCTGCGAGTAGAGAGGATATTTTTCCAGTCTCTTCTTAATTTCTTTCGTAATCAGTTTCATTGCTCTTATATTTTAGTCTAAATAACAATTCTTTCTTATCTTCGCCTCAATTTCATCCATTGTATAGATTTTATTGTCTGTAGAAATAATAAATGTACCATCTTCTTGTGGAAGAAATGAGTATAGGTAATTACAATAGTATTTAACAGAAAGCATTGGATATTTGTCAATATAAGTAAATCTTATCTCGATAGTGAGGTTGCCATCTGTCTCTTTTATCAATGCTGTGAGTTTTTGCAAAAGTTCATAGCATTTATTATAAGCTTTTTCGTAATCTTCAAATCGTTTCATTGCTCTTATCTTTTAATTGTTATTATTTATTTTTGATAGTGCAAAGGTAATCATTTTTTTGCAAATGACCAAACGTTTTGAGCATAAAGTACTTTTTGCTAACTTAGTTTAACTTATTGTTATTCAGATACTTATCGTATAGTATACTTGACGCATCTACTATCGTCTGACTAGCATCAATTCCTAATGATTGATAGAAAGCACCATGTCCGCAAAGTGTTTCGTATGCAATTCGCATGATTCTACGTTCATCCCTTGTGAAATCATACTTAAAAGTAGAAAAGATGGAGAGTGCTCCTTTCAAATCTCCATCTTTTAGCTTTTGCACAGCTTGTGCAGTTTTACTTATCTTCATAAGGCTCAATGTTTCTTGTTGTGAAATCGTCTGCTGTCAAGATGATTTCTGATCCATTAACCATTTCTTCGACTTTATCGCATGCGTCACTGCCATTGATGGCATCAACCTCCACTACCTTTTGCAGGTATTCGGTGACTTGCACTTTAACCTTGTGAATGGCAGCTTTCTCTAGTTCCTCTATTTGAAGATTGAACACTTCTAGGAGTTCTTTGATTTCCTTTTCGATTTCCTCGAAATCAATGATGATATCCTTCAAGCGTTTGGGTGCTCCATTTATACCATGACCTTCTTTGTCACACCAGTTTAGGGCTTCACTATCTGGATCGAAGTTCTCGTAGTAATCATCGAGGTTCTTCAAAAACTCATTCGGGTCATTGTTTGGCATTTCGATTGACATGTTGAAATCTTGACCAGCAGGAGAATAACGCTGAAAGAAGATGTAGGCAAGGTCATTGCCATTATCTGTAGCATCTACAGCCCAACCTCTAACTTGTCCTATATGGATAATCAAATCTAATAACTTCTGTTCCATTGCTCTAACTTTTAAATGTCGTTATAATGAAGACCTTCACCCTTCACTAGTTCGTGGTCTTCGTTTTCAACTAATTCTGAGAGGGATAACCAGCATCCACGATAAAGAAACTTCTTCAGCTCTTGATAACGTTTTTCTGCAACTTCCTTATCGGTGATGAGGGATTCTTTAAGTTGGTCCTCTGTGTAGAGATACCATATCAATTTGTATATCTTCATAATCGTATATTTTATGGTTCTACTATATATTCGTTAAGTGTATGCTGTTCTAGCATAAACTCGTAACCTACATTGTTAAGTTGACTTTGCTTATGATACCCAAGTTCATTAATCTGAGTATCTGTAGCATTAAACTTCCTTGCTGCTTTCATGCAATTTGGAAGGTTGCCAATAAAGAGCAATTCCTTGCTGTCTGTTGATAGGTGCTCATCTGTTCTGTATAAGAAATAAACCTGCAATTTCATATCATTTCGTATTTACATGTATAAATCCGCGTATCTCTTATTTACTCTACCAATAAGTCGCATGGCTTTTCTTAGCAATTTGACCTCTTTTTCTGATAGAAGGCTTTTAGGTGATGTTACAAAACTACCTAAAAGTTGCTCTAATTCTATTCTGTCTTTATAACTCATTCTATTCCTTTCTTTGAAATCTATAATTTGGGCATTCCCTTTTATTAGCTATCACAAGCAGGACAGGGAATAACAGACCATGCTTGCAACCATTACCATATTCGTCGGCTGCTTCGCAAGTTTCACAGCCATAATAGGCGTTGATGTTGAATGCGCTCATAACTAAATCTCCATAGCCACTTCAATTCCTTTCTTTGGATTCTTAGTAGCTCTGTCTAGGCAAACCTTTCCATTGAACAAACCCTTGACGATAGCATAGAACTCGGTGGTCTTCTCGCCATCTTTTTGTGCAGTTGGTATTTTGCCAACCCTTTCACAGACTATTCCGTTTTTAGTAAGGATGGTGTTTGTGACCATTTCTCCGTAGTAAGACTGCTCTGTGCGCTGTTGAATGACTTTACCGACTACCTTGACTTGCATACCTTTCTTGATGGCATCAATACCACCTTTTAAGCTATCCTCGTAGTTCTTCACCAGGAAGAAAGCATAAACGAACTGCTCCGAGAATGTGTAGTAGTCATTTGCTACTTTCTGCATTTCAACCTCGAATTGCGATTTAGGCTCTTTAGAGAGCGCAAAATCGCAGACCTTTGTTATGTATGAGGAGTCAACCGTAAACTTCTTAGAATCTCTTATTTCCTCTAATTTGGCGATTGTTTCTGATGGGTAATAGTGACCATTTGCGTAATAGCCTTTCTTGTAAACAGGGCACTCGTCATACTGAGCCTTGCACATGGCGATCATGTCATTCTTCAAGATGGCATCCGTATATCTACTATCCTTAGGACCACCCCAAATTGGAATAAGGTCTCCATAGTCATCATCGGTGGCATATCTGATGGTGTGGTCGTAGGTCTCATAAAGTTTGCGTGTAAAGTCTGAGAGGAAGTCAATGTACTTCAATCCGAACTTTTTTATGCACTCGCAACCTACTTGCAGTTCATCGCCAGTTTGCGTATTCTCGATTACGTATGCGTTGTTACACCAATGACCACATAGGTCGCATTTGCCGTAATCAGCTCCATGCTCCTTAATCTTGAATACCAACTCCTTGGTTGTATCAGCAGGAGTAAAGGCTCCATTCTTATATGTGGCCAGCAATCTCCAATTACTTTCGTCTGGCATATTGATGGTGAGGTCACAGATGTCATGCCAATACTTCCCAATGATGGTTTGACAATCTTCTACTACCGCATGACGGAATAACTTTTTTCGTGGGTTACTAATGGTGTAGTCGAAACCTTCTACATTGCGCTTTGTCTTCTCAGCGAACTTCTTAAATGCGTCAACTGACTCTGATGGAATAAACGTCTTTATCGTATTCATTGCTCTTATCGTATTGAGGTAGGGTGGTTAGCCCTACCATTTCCTTCTTATGCGACTTTCAAATATTTGCGTAAATCAACCAATACTGATGCTACGCTTACAAAGTATGGAATGCCATTTCTTTCTTGCTGCATGTGGATTCCGATGCTTTCTAGTACAGCTTTTTCACTTTTGCTGTAGAAGTTATCTGCTAGCGTACCGAACTCGTTTTTGCCGTATGGCTTGTTCAGTATGTCGAATAGCTGTTCCTTCTTCATTTGCTCCTTCAACTTAGCTGATTTCTCTTCTCTAGCTCTTGCAACTCTTTTGAAGTTCATCTTCTCCCAAAGAATGCAGAAAGCATCCTTATCTAGGTCGCTTGCCATATATACATTCTCGATGGAAGCGTATTCGGTAGCATTGACCGATATTCCTACTCGCTGTTCAAATTCTTGCTGTGTCATAATTACTTACCTTTAAGAATTAAAAACATGTTGTTAAGGGATAATCTTATCCAAATCATCTACAATTCCTTTAAGCCATCCCCTCATGTAAATGAGAGCATAAAGGTCGCAGTTCTCTTCCTTCGCCTTTTTGGTCTTTTCTACCATGGCTTCAATTACTACCATTTGTTGTTTAAACGTTTCTTCGTATTTCATTGCTCTTATCTTTTAATTGTTATTTTTATTTTGATAGTGCAAAGATAGTCGTTTTTTGCGAATTAACCAAATATCAACTATCTTATTTTCAGGTACTTACAATAGTTTAACTTTTAAACTTCTTTATAGCCTGTTTGCTAACTTTTGCTAACTTTTTAATCGGACGTATTGTAGTTTGGGAAACTTTTACTATCTTTGCAGCATGAATATACAAGAATATCTAGAACAATGCTCTGTTAAGTCCGTGAATGAGCTTACAGACGAACAGGTAGTGAACTACTATACCAAAGGAAATGCAGGTGTAGCTCAAATGTGCGCAGTAGAATTAGCTCTACAAAACTATCCTATTAGCGGCTTTACGAGAGAAGAAATAATGCTCTCTATTCGCAAGGCAATGAAAACTAAAACAAAGTTTGGTCTGACCTATATTACCAATGAATCAGCCGTAGGTCCTACCGAAAGAAAATCAAGATGGGTGGTAGAACCATAGACTACCACCTATCTTTTTGTCGGTTTGTTTAGCTTATAATACTTCTCATAGAGAGCCATAGCTTCATTATAAAGCCTTGGCAAAACCTTTTTGAAGTATTTATTGTTAGACCAATAATTTTCGCTTAAATGGGCTATAATATCAGCTAAACAATTATGCGAACTCGATGCGAAGTAATCGACGTCGTGTCCTAACATTCCCTGTATCCAGTTGTGATCTTTGTCGATAGCTTGCAAAGTATCAGAGATTTTGCCAAATTGTTCCATTACATCATACGTTTTGTCTTTTACGAGTTTGAGCTCTTCAAATAGTCTATCAGCGATTTTCCATTGCGAAACACCTTCTCCATCTACGTATCTATATTCGGGCTTGTTGTAGTCAGCAAAAAACCTTTTATAAAGATTTTTGAAGTCTGCATTTTCTTCCCAATTACCTTGTAATGCGGCTTTAGCGTGTCCGTATTCGTGATATTGGAGACCCTTGCGATACCATTCTGAATTTAAGATTCTTTCCTTCAGACCATCGAAGTCTATTCGCACATGATTGTATTTGCTCCAAAAGTATGCTTTGTTTCCGCTAAGGCTAATACAAGGAACAAACTTGTCAAAGCTATCATAAAACTCTTTCTTTCCGAGCCATTTGGTCGGACTCAATCCAATACCTCTAAAGCCTTCCACGATGGTATGAGGTGTATTGAAGGATAGCTTATCTAAGCCATACGCAATCAAATCTTGATCCGAAGACAGCTTGTAGATGTTGTACGCACCCTCTATCTCACGATAAACCCTTTCGTAACCTCGGACATCAATCCTTGCAGTTTCTATAGTCTTGATATAATCATTGAAGCGAGGAATCCATCTTGTAGGAATAATACTCAAATCTGCTGTTCTCAATTCGTTCAGATGGGTAGCAGCTTCCATGACCTCCTTCAAGCCGTTATGATACTCGTCAAGAAAGACCTCATAAGCCTTGCCCCAGCCTTCTGTTATGCGAGCCGATTCTACTCTTATCCAAGAATTGACGTTATCAATGTTTGGACCATACAGATTTTGCATGAGTTTCTTTCCTGCCATAACTGCTTCCTGGTCGTCTAATGCAGTCTCCAATTCCCAATCATCGAAATCATCTATTAGCTTCTTAGGCTTCAACGGAATAGAACGAAGGTCTTGCAGTTCCCTACGAGCTTCATCATAGGTAGCCTTCAACTTTGGTTTTATCTTGCTCACTGGTTCGAATTGTGTAGGAGTGATATTTGCAAACTTATTAGTTATGCCATCCCTCCAATCGCCGAAATTATAGCTATAATCAAACTTTGCTAGATAACTTTTCTTTGTCCTGCCGAAAGACTCTACAGCTTGACGAACCTTGTCATCATACTTGTCGAACATATCTGACAAAACAGAACGTTCACTATCAGTCAGCATTCCAAAACTCTCTTTAAATTGATGTGTAGTGAGGAATTTTTCAAAGCTTGATATATCAACTTCATAGGCTTTAGCATTTCGCCTTAATGTTGCTATGTCAGAATTATCTACATCTATGTTGTATTTAAATAAGTCTCTGTTCTTCCAAGCAAGCTTTATGGCTTTTTCGTCTCTGTCAGCATGGCGGTACTCAGCCGCGTCCTCAACGGACAGGTGCCAATACTTTCTGTTATCCTTCAAGAAGTATGGAAGTGTTTCAGCTTGCCCGATTCGGCTGCGGTTATTGCGTACCCAGTCATTAAAGTTCTTTGGGGTGCGAGAAATCATAGCTGACTTCTGAATGGAAGGAGAACCATAGTACTCTTCATCGCTCATCACAATAGGTACAACATAACACATGCAGTTAGGATGCCAACCTAGGAAGACAAAGTCTTTTGGGTATATTCCCAACAAATCATCACAGATGTCTGGTGCAGGATGGCGTTTACTCAATTTAATCTCATATCCCAAGATGAAGTCAAATTGTTGCCAACGTGTCTGCTCTGCCTTTCGGTAAGCCATGTTTATCTCGGTTCTTGCCAAACGTATAGAAGCGTATTGGCAATTCGCGCATATAGCGGCTTTTCCGAACTTTTTTGTATAATCAGCCTTTAATGAAGGATAGTCTAACAGATACTTACTGATTCGCTTGCTGAGAACAACCGCAGACTGCCCTCTTTCTATTGCAGTTGATATGGTATGCTCCAGCTCCTTTTTCAAGGCTTGTGACTGATACCATAGTTTCTGCGAAACAGACAACCCCTTATCAACCCTATTCTGAAAAGCCTTCAAAGCATCTGAATTAGGTTGGAAATACCTGTTGTACTTATCTCCACCCTTCTCAAAATCATAAGCACGAAGTACCTTTCTTGCAAGTAGGTCCTGCATGATGTTACTTTCTTTCCACTCATTTGTGGTACCTGCATAGATGAGGTTATTCATCTGTGCAGCATAACTGGTCATGATGCCATTGATGGTTTGTTTCAGTTCTGGATAGTCCCCAAACAAGAACTCCGCAGAACCATCATAACCGACACCATCTATAGCAGTAGCAACTTGGCTAGCGATTCTATCATAAATGCTCTGAACTTGTGCCACGTAGTTAACTAAGCGTCTGTTCAGAGCATCGTATGCTTTCTTTTGATTAGGGATATTTGGTCTCATTTATTTCGGCTTATAATGTTCGTTTACACATTCCCTTTGATAGAGGATAGCAAACTCCTCATAAGGGCAAGTGCCCAACGTTGGCTCTCCCGTAACACTAAGATTACGTGGATTGGAAACGTGGGCACATAATTTGCAGAACTGAGGTTCTTTTGGAATAGGCTTAACCTTCTTCTTTGGAGACATAGCAATTAACCTTTACCTCTACAATCGTATTGCCATCCTTCTGATATACTCTCTGCTTCATGATCTTGGATTCGATAGTATTGAGTACATCTTTCTTTGCCTGTGCGAGAGTTTCCTTTGTTATCTCACGCAAAGCTTCTCTCATGGACTTGACATGATGGTCTCGCTTGTAGTGGCGAATGTAATTTTTGTCGATACTATAAGCCTTGGCACATACCTTTGGCTCTAGAATTTCTTTCTGTTCAAAGACAGTTACACTGATAGGGTAGAGTCTTCTAGCTAACTTGAATAGCCAAATTGCGATTTTTTTCTTCATAACTTGTGCAGTTTATTGCGTTTATATTGTTTGTTCACCCATAGCAAAAGCAGACTGCTGTACTGCTGCCGCATTAAGTTCATCCTGTCGAATATCCTCCATTGTCTGCTGAGGGTCTTGCGACTGCCCTAGCTTAACGATGGATTCAAGCTGACTTTCTACCGGCTTACCACCATTAGCCTTTTGTCTGATGGTGATGTCGTAGCTCTCATCCTTTGGTATGTAAGGAGTGATGATGTGGTCGCAGGTGACGTTATCTATCTCCTTTTCCCATTTTGGATTCATGACCTTCAAGAATGCCTTGATTACATTGAACTCTCTTTCAAAGAACTCCTTGAAAGCGCCCGATTCCATGCGAACTTTCAGATGTGCATCTGTGAGCAACGTCTGTCTTGCATCGTAGCCGATATTACCAAGAGATTTCATATTCTCAAAGCTAATATCTGGCATTTGAGAAAGCATCCAATACAATCCGAGGAGGGTCTTATTCTGACCGCTAACCGCTTCTTGCGACTGATTCCATGATACGTATGAAATATCGCCATCATTCTCGACTCTCCATATACGCAAACTTTCTCCCTTTTTCTCCTGTCCGACTATGCCACCCTTGACTTTTGCGATTGGTGCAGAGTTATATGCAATCACGTTGCTATTGCGACTGACATTATACTCAAATTCACTTCGGATATTATCAAGCCCCTCGTAGATGGCGTGAGGTCGAGACAGGTATACTCCAGGAATCTTATGGATGATGATTTCCTCACCACTCTTAGTGTTTCCATCCTCATCAACTTGTGCAGTTACTTCCTCCCACATTTCACCAAGGTTACTTTTCTTCCAAATGAAATGATAGTTTTCTGTAAAGGTCTCGAAGAATGTTATCGTCTCTTTATCGGAAACGGTCTTATCATACTCAAACGACATAGCTTGCATATCATCATACTCATCAATGATAGGGTACAATCTTACTCCATCCATAGGGGAGAAGGTTTTGCACTTCAACTTGTAGTTTGATTCAAAACCATATAGAGAGTTATGCTTCTTAACAGAATACCAGATGGTGAAGATTTCACAGCTTGCGAAATAGGCTAGTCCACGTTTGTAGTTCATGTTGTCAATATGAGCACAATCGTAGATTTTTTCTAATGCCTTTTGGATTTCCCTCTGAATATCATTTTCTGGAGTGTTGTACTTTCTCTTAACTGGTATAGAGAATGTAAATTCTGTTATTCTGTTTGTGAGCAGCTTTTCAAGGGCAACCGCTATACGGGATGATTTTTCACCATTGTCTTTATCACGAAGGCTTATGGTATCTGTCATTACCTTATGGCTTGCTGGCTCATATAAACTCAAAAGATAACTCCACAAAGGGACCATTACAGTCCTTCTGCGTAGCTCTTCTATCTTTTGGCTGATAGTATCAGTTTTCTTGAGTATTTCTTCGATGTTCATATCTTTACTACTTTTGGTGCAAAGATACTAAAAATATTTAATCAACAAATAGATTTAACTAAGAAATTGCATATTTATTTTCGCTTATAGAGCTTTTTATGTTTTTGATGATAATGAATAAAGGCGATACAAGCAAATCCGCTTATACCGCCTTAGATAGAGCAATAAAATATCTTATGCAGGCATTAGTAATTGTGCCTTTTCTTTGTTCACGATTTCTAATACCATTTTAGCTGCCTTGTTTACGTCTGTCAAAACAGAAACGATGAACTTTGGTTGCTTTTTAAGCTTGCTGATCCAACCATCTAGGTAAGCAGCGTTATTATCTAAAATGCGACTGCTAAAGCCTAGGACATTTCCGATAAGAGCTGCTCCAAGCTCCGCAACCAACTCTTCTCTTGCATAGTCCTTTTCTCCTTTCTCATTCTCAAACCCTCTATTCAATCTAGACTTGTGACCTGTTGAGTGAACCATTTCATGTAGAAGGGTTGAGTAGTACTCCTGTCCGTCCTCGTATATCTCCTGCTCTGTATTGCCCTTCTTGAACTGACTTTTAAGTGGTGTTGTAATATCATCTACCCCAACTCTGTAAAAAGCTCCACTTGAATACTTGTCATAGCGGATAGGGCAGAGCCACTTCTGATAAAGGAGCATATCATCAATTTTCTCGTTGACGTACATACCAGCCGTGTCTGTCGGCAACTCATCCTTATCTTTGAGACTGAACTTCTCCTTCAACTTCTGCATCGTCTTAGGTGCTATCTCTTCGAGGTTGGTTTGGCTGAGATTGAACACGTTGTAGCTCTTCAAGAAAGGCTGTACTTTGCAGTCTAGTTGGGCTGATCGAGTCATTCCATTGTAGCTGTCTTCTGTTATTTTGTTTCCATTCTTGTCTTTGTACTGAATGGACCAAAACAGAACAGGGAAGCTTTTCTCTCCTTTGTTCACACTAGCTCCTAATGCCTTTATCTGATTGAAGGTAGCAAAGATAGGATATTTGAATCTTTCTTCGTCCATCATGCAGAGGAACAGGAAGAATGAGTTCATTCCATTATATTCACGACCTCCAAGGTTCACTGGGTTACCACCATAAGATGTGGTGAACCAACCCATCTTCCAATCTCCTGCCTTCATCTTTTGCATTCGTGAAATCATCATTTCAGCGAAATGCTCTAAAACGTTGTCTGTCTTCATTGCTCTTACTTTTTATATGCAGTTATTATAACTTCTTGCCATACATTCTTGCTACCTCATCGTAGATATATGCTCCGCTTGTATGAGGACTGCCAAACAATCCAAGAATGCGGTTATCTACAGTGATGCTGTTTGTCTTGACGACAACTCCGTTTTTGATGTGGTCGCAATAAACTTCATTGCCGATATGGTAAAGCTCCATCTTGCGATTATAGCAATCTGTTCCAATGTACTCCTTACTCATGGCGACCTCCTTTCTTTTGAAGTTGCACCCATGCGTAATACATTTTGTTGAAGTTATCTAACTTCTGAAGAATTTCATCCTTGCTTAAATAATCACTTATCATGTCTGCATAAAAAACATTAGAATTATTATCAAACATGGTGATATTCATACATTTTTTGTTAACGTATACTGACATGGTGTTGTTATGTATTCTACTAACCTTTACCAATACAGCATTAACTGCTTTCTTAAAGTGAATGTTTGTTCTGTCTAACATTTCATTGCTCTTATTGTGACTAGTTGGTTGGACCAGCCGTTACCTTTTTATCCGATTATATATTCGAAGTTCTTGTATCTACCATCATTACGTCTTTCTCTAGCTAGACATAAAGCATGTTGGTAATCAAAAGCTCCATACTTAGTATTTTCCTTTCCTGTACGTTTGTTGATGTAGGTGAAGTTTACCTTCAGATCCTTTTTATCTCCGTACATGTAGTCGTATTCATGAAGAAGTATTTCTTCGCTAACGAAAGTCTTTGCCTCAATCTGCCTCATTTCTGCGTTTGGTTATAAGTATCTCAAAACGTTACTCCGAAGCCTTCGTTGTTATCGTACTTAGCAAGCAGTACGCCACTATTATAGTAGTAAGTGATTCCGTCTTTCTCTTTGGTGTAATCACCTTCTTCCAGACGTTCATTCATATAGTTGTTGAACTCATCGAATGAAACGAAAGCTCGTCCTCTATCATTGAAATCTAATGCTGTCATGATTACTTAACGTTTAAGAATTTAGAAACCTTACTAACAATTCCCTTTGCTGTTGAACATGTTGAAGCGGTTTCAACTGCCACACTCTTTCCATCCTCCCAATAGGTAATCTGGATTCTCAACTTGTTACCATAGAAGCAGTTAATTACATGCGCTCTAAGATTACCCTTACGAATGTCACCTTCGAAATAGTTATAACCTCCATCAAAATCACTTGTAACTGCTGCTACAACCTCAGCTTTGTTTGATACGTTTATTGTCTGTTTCATTGCTCTTATCTTTTAATTGTTATTATTTATTTTTGATGGTGCAAAGATAGTCATTTTTTTGCATTTGACCAAATTTTAACCTCATTATTTTTCTCGCTTAACTTTATATAACTTATTGATTGTTAGAGTGTTAAATAAAACCTATTTTTCTCTGTATTGGGCTAATTCCGAAAAAATGTATAAGGATATGGGGAAGAAAATAGAACAGCTTAGAAAGGCTTATGTGAAGTATTTGCCATTTCGTTAACTTAACTAATGTTACCGAAAACTACAGGAAGCTAATTTGACAAGAAAAGCGCAAAAACTGCTTTTAACATGGTGTTACAGAGTGTTAATTAGGTGGTTCGCCGCCTTTTTTTTGTTAGCAACTTCCTTAATTCTAGCACCTCATTCCTCAAATCAGCGTTTTCTTTTCTGAGTTGCGAAATGAGGTGCTTATATGATAGTTCGAGAATGTAAACTAAACTGTGTCAAGCTACAATAAAAGTAGTTTAACACAGTTTTTATAT